CGTACCGGCGTCTATGCCGGAGATGGTGTGATGGTCCACTCTGCACCAGGTGCGGGTGTCGTGGCTAGCAGGATTTCCCACATCGGCAAGATCGTGGGCACCGCTCACCTGGGCTCTGTGGTCCGTACCCCCACCAAGAAGCCTGAGCCTGTGCCGAAGGGTCTCTACGAGACCGATGAGGTTATGCCGCACAACCGGCTGTCCTCGTACCTGAAGCCGTCTATCACCAACGTGTCGGGGGTGCATGTCTGATGGCGATCAACCTGGATCAGCCGTACAGCGCCACCAACAATGGCCAGCCGACCATCAACCCCCAGCAGTTGGCTGAGCAGTACGGCTGGGCCTACAGCTTCCTCTCTTCGGTACCTGAACTGAACACCCTGTTCAAGCAGGCTGTGGCCCAGTCCTGGGATGCCACCCGGTTCCAGGCCGCTATCACAGCCAGCAAGTGGTTCCAGTCCAACTCCGAGTCCATGCGCAACGCGCAGACACAGAAGGTCATCGACCCCGCCACCTACTCACAGCAAGTGGCTTCGGAGAAGGCCAACATACTGGCGACCGCTTCCGGCATGGGTGCCAGCATCTCAGACTCTCTGGCTTCCACGATCGCCACTCAGCAGGTCACCTACGGGTGGAATGCCGATCAGACGAACCAGGCCCTGTCCAAGTACATCAAGCTGAATGGTAGTGGCGCCTTCGGTGGCCAGGCTGGCCAGAACGCCATGGCCTTGAATGAGTTGGCCTATAATAACGGCGTTTCTATCCCGCCCTCCACGATGCAGAACCTGTTGCAGAGTGTGGCAGGGAACAAGACCTCCATGGAAGACCTTCAGGGATACGTCCGCAACATGGCGGCCAGCAAGTTCCCGGCTTTGGCCAAGCAGATCGCCGCAGGCGAGAACGTGTCGTCTCTGGCAGCTCCTTACACCAACGCCATGCAGAACACCTTGGAGGTTGGTCCTGGTCAGGCCAACCTGACTGACCCGCTTATCCAGAGGGCGCTCAACGGCCTCGACAGTACTGGCCAGCCGAACGGCATGAACGTCGAAGACTTCCAGAAGCTCTTGCGGGCACAGCCCGCTTGGGCGAAGACCCAGAACGCTCAATCGTCCACGATGGCAGCAGCCCATCAGATCCTCTCTGCGTTTGGATTTAGCTGATGGCATGGTCTATCTTCTCTGACGGTGGTGGCGATGGTGCCGCTCTTACGTGGGCTAAGCAGTTCTTGCAGTCGCTTGGTGTGCCTGAATCCGCCACGAACATTGAGTTCGTGTACCAGTGGGAGAAGTCCGAAGGTGGTGGAGGTAAGTACAATCCACTGAACCAAGGTCCAGTCCCCGGCAACAGCTCGCTGACCTCTACAGGTCAGCAGTATGGAGGAGGCGCCGCCGACTTCGTCTCCTGGCAGGCCGGTATCCAGGGCGCGGTGGACTACCTCCACATGTCCAACTACACGAAGGTGTACGCAGCCCTCAAGGCTGGTGATGGCAACGCCGCCAAGCAGGCTCTGTGGGCCTCTCCGTGGGCCGCCTCACACTATGGGTATGGATCCTCTTGGTCGGGCGCCTCTGCCCCCTCTGGGGGCGACGCACTACTGGGTGTGTCTCTGGCGGCCACGCAAGGGCAGTTGACCCCGTACGACCCCACCCAGAACGTTACGGCCACCATCAGCCCTCAGGAGCTGGCACAGCAGTACGGTTACGCCTACTCCATGCTGAACGCCATCCCTGAACTGAAGACTCTCTTCAACCAGGCTGTGGCTGGACAGTGGGATGCCAGCAGGTTCCAAGCGTCCCTGCTCAACACCAAGTGGTACCAGCAGCACAGTGCAGCCCAGCGGGCGTGGATCGCTGAAGGCTATACCGATCCTTCGACCCAGAGAGCCCAGTGGACAGCCCAGCAGGCTGCCGTGCAGGCAGCAGCAGCCAAGATGGGTGCTAGCCTCTCACAGGGCACCATAGGGGTTCTGGCCAGCGAGTACCTGATGAACGGCTGGAACACGGATCAACTCAACAAGGCCATGGCGAAATACATTCAGTTCGACAAGAATGGTGCCATGGGTGGCCAGGCTGGTGATGAGGAGATGACCCTCCGGTCGTTGGCCAACAACAATGGTGTGAACATCTCGAACAACTGGCTGTTGACAATGGCTCGGCATATCGCCGACTCCTCCACCACGTTGGAGGATGCCTCCGGGTATGTCCGCCAGCAGGCAGAGAAGCTGTTCCCGAACTACGCCAAGCAGATCTCTGCTGGACAGAACATGTCCGATCTGGCCGCGCCTTACGCGGCTGACTACCAGAAGATCCTTGAAGTGGGGCCGGGCCAGACCAACCTCTTCGACCCGAACATGGTGAAGGCCTTGCAATACAAGGACCCGACAGGGCAGAACACCACGATGCCGATCTGGCAGTTCGACCAGACTTTGCGTAACGATCCCCGGTGGATGAAGACGCAGAATGCACAGGACACCACGATGGGTGTTGGCAGGCAGATTCTACAGGATTTCGGGTTTTCCTTTTAGAGAGGGTAGGTCATGGCAGATTCAACTAGTGCCTCTGGCACGATCAATCCTCCGGGGGGAACTCCCGCAGGCGGTGGCAACCCACCGACTGGGAAGCCCACTCCTCAGAAGAACCCTCCGCCTCTTCAAGGCGGTAACCCGCCTCGTGGCGGTCCGGGTGTGAACACAGGCGGACCTGGTGTGTATACTCCACCCCCGTCTCCGCTACAGGGTATGATCAACTCCCTGTCTGGTTCCACTCGGGACGCCTTCGTTGCGCTGGAGCAGTTGTTCACTCAGTACGGCCTTGGCTCCTTGGTGAACAACATCTTCAACTTCATCAAGCAGGGCTACAGCCAGGACACCATCACTCTGCTCTTGCAGGACACCCCTGAGTACAAGCAGCGGTTCGCAGGCAACGCCATTCGTCAGAAGAACGGTCTGGCCATCCTCTCGCCCGCTGACTACCTGGCCACTGAGGCCAGCTACTACCAGGTGGTGAAGGCAGCAGGATTGCCCGCCAACTTCTACAACAGCACCTCTGACTGGGTGAACTGGATCGGCAACGACGTGTCCCCCACTGAGGTGCAGTCACGAGTGCAGATGGCTCAGACCGCCACAGAGACGGCTCCCCCGGATCTGGTTCAGGCCCTTGGTCAGATGGGTGTGCCGAAGCAGTCCCTCGTGGCCTACTTCTTGGACGACACCAAGGCCCTGCCTATCCTACAGCAGCAGTTCAATGCTGCGCAGATCGGCGCTTCCGCTCTGCGGAACAACCTGGTCATGGATCCCACCCGGGCCAAGACGTTCGCCAACATGGGCATCACAGTGGACCAGGCCAACTCCGCCTATCAGCAGATCGGCCAGACCTTGCCGACACTGGAAGAGCTGGGCCGTGTCTACAACCAGAACTACACCCAGCAGACGGCAGAGAACAACCTGCTGCTTGGCCAGGGCCAAGCTGCTCTCCAGACTCAGCAGTTGGAGTCCAAGGAGCGAGCCGCGTTCAGCGGTAACGCAGGTGCTGCTGGTCAGGGCGCGCTGGCGACTGCCAAGCCGGTCGGACAGTTCTGACGCAATAAGGGTCCGTGACGCTATCATGGCGTCACGCACAATCTCTCTCGGAAGCATCCGGTCTCCGAGCAGTACCTAAATCCGGTTTTCATCTGCTGACTTCCCCGGTCGGCGGGTTGTATCCAATGGGAGTAAGAATGAGCAACGCATGGGACGAGATGAACGAAGAGATCCCCGCCGAGGTTGAAGGCGCTGAGGGCATCGCCAATCTCCGGAAGGCCTACGAGCGAAAGTCGAAGGCCGAGAAGGAGCTACGCGAGAAGCTGTCTGCACTTGAGTCTCGGGAGCGAGAGCGGACTCTGAGTGAAACTCTCTCTGCAAAGGGTGTGAACCCGAAGCTGGCCAGTCTTTACCCGGCCAGTAGGGAGAGCACTCCGGAGAAGGTGGACGAGTGGCTGACTGAATACGCGGATGCCTTTGGCCAGGCTCCCGCACGACAGACTCCCGCTCCGCCGCAGGTCTCCCCGGAACTGCTCGACGCATACGCGCAGTTCCAGCAGCCCGGGTTTAACGCCTCACAGCAGTCCGAAGTAGACGCCATCAAGAACTACCAGTTCGGCGACTCGGGCGATGTTGAGGTGGAGTTCCGCAAGCTCCAGTCTTTCCTGCGGAACAACCCCAACGCTGTACAGAACCCGGGCGCATACTGACGCTCACTCACTCTCTAACACTGAAGGAGTTGTTTCCAAGTGGCTAACGCCTCCGAGTCAACTCCTACGTACAACTCTTCTGAAGAAGGTGAAACCGCCCTAGAGAAGAAGTGCACTCGTTGCGGACAACTGAAGTCTGTGGAAAGCTTCTACCGTAACAACCAGGCTGTTGATGGTTTGCAGAGTTGGTGCAAAGAGTGCCAGAAGTCAAAGAGATCTGCCGGTGACAAATGGAACCGGGACTACAGCTCTTGGAAGTCTGGTATCTGGAAGAACTTTAGGATGACTCCTGATGAGTACTTCCAGCTCCTCGAATCACAAAACGGAGTCTGTGCTATCTGTGAACAGGACGACGGAGACCGGCGTCTAGCAGTTGACCATGACCATGCGAATGGTGAAATCCGTGGCCTGCTGTGCCGGAACTGTAATGTTTGTCTCGGGCTTTTCAAGGACGAGACATCACGCCTGAAGAGAGCTATTTCGTACCTCGAAGGCTAGGATCATAGCTAACGCCTATACTGGAACTGCTGCTGTCAGCAATGTGGTGCAGACCGCCTATGACCGGATGGTTGAGTTTGCGCTGCGTTCGCAGCCGCTCTTCCGCCAGGGTGCTGACAAGAAGCCCGCTGAGCAGGCCATGCCTGGCTCGTCTGTGGTCCTGGAAGTCTACCAGGATCTTGCCCAGGTCACTTCGACCCTCACTGAGACTGTGGACCCCGACGCTGTTGCGATCGGCAACCCCACCACGGTTTCCATCACCCTGAACGAGTACGGCAACACGGTCCTCCAGACCCGTCTGCTGAACCTCTTCAGCTTCACTGACGTGGCTCCGGCCATCACCAACCAGGTCGCCTACAACATGGCGAACTCCATCGACCTCGTGGTCCAGAACGTCCTGCGTGCTGGCATTACGAACATCATCATGGAGGCTGCGGGTGCGCTGGTTCCCTCTGGCGGTACCATCACGAACATCGTCGGCACTGACGTGCTGAAGTCCCGTGATGTGCGTGCGGCCGTGGCCCAGCTTCGCAACAACCAGGCTGTGCCGAAGAAGAATTCCCTGTACTACACCGCCGTCCACCCGCTGGTCTCTTACGACCTTCGGTCGGAGACCGGTGACACGGGATGGCGTCAGCCGCACGACTACTCTGCTCCTGGCTCGATCTGGGCTGGAGAGATCGGCGAGTACGAGGGTGCCTTCTTCGTGGAGACCCCGCGTGCCTTCTCGGCTCAGGCCGGTTCCGGTGCGGGTGCTTCGCAGATCCGGGTGTTCAACACCTACGTGCTCGGCCAGCAGGCCCTCGCGGAAGCCCTCTCCGAGGAGTTCCACGTGGTCTTCGGTCCGGTCGTGGACAAGCTCATGCGCTTCCGGCCGGTCGGCTGGTACGGCGTCGCTGGCTGGTCCATCTACCGTACCGCTGCCAGCCAGATGATCCAGACTGCCGCCACGCTGCGCCAGACTGTCTAACTATGGGAGCCCGCCTTGCCCACCATCAAAGCCTTTACTACCACCAGTGGTACTTCCACCAATGCAACTTTCACGCTAGCAAGTAACCCCGTGGTAGGGGACCTGATGGTGGCATGGCTGGCCACCGACACCCCGCTGTCCATCCACCAGCCGCTGATCAGCACCACCAACATTCAGGATCAGTGGGTGCCTCTCTTCGGTGCGCAGGATGCGCAGCAGCACGATGTGGACGGAGAAGGTGGCCTTCGGCTGTACTGCTTCATGAAGACAGCCAACGCCACCGACGCCACCACCAATGTCTTCACCTTCACCTTCCTGCCGTACACGGATAACTCCGGGCAGAAGGGGGTGCCTCAGTGGCCCACGACAGACTTTGTGGGCATCCTGGCGACCTACTTGACCAGCAGCACGGGCTTCGCTGGCCTGGATACAGCAGCACCCCAGGTCCAGCAGCCGAACACCAACAGTATGGTGTTCGCACTCCCTTCGGTGGACACCAACGGAGGCAGTGACGTGTTCTGGTCTGCGATCGCCGGGCTGAGGATGGGTGTTCCCACGAGCACAGATCCTGCGGCCACAGTGGTCACCTCGGTGACCCTGGCTGCGCCTACGTACGCTACCACACCACTGTCGCTGTACCTCTTCGGAAGCCCGTACAGCGCCTCTGAGTATCCCTTCCGGTTCCAGACCTCCCAAGTGCCAACCGCTGTCCTGACGGGTCTCACAGGCCTTCAGGACGCCTCTAACTGGTACTACAACGGCCCCTTCGTCCGTGAGGGATATCCGTATGAGGGTCCGGACCAGATGCTCCTGCTCAGGTATCCGTACCACTGGGCCTACACGGTCCTCAAGACCGCAGGCATCCTGACCATCGGGCAGTTCTTCTCACAGGACCAGCTCAACGCAGCGGACGTTGTGTACTACCAGAACCAGTTGATCCCAGAGGCTGACCGGGATGCAATCCTGGCAGCCGGTATCGGCGGAGACTTCCGCCCCTCCATCCAAGTGCCAGGGCAGTACGTGAATCCCTGGAAGTACGTTCCGATCTAAGGAGATCGAATGGCTGCCAAACCGAATAAGAAGGCTCCTCTGGGTCAGGGTGGCCGCTTCGCGGCCGTAGCCAAGGCTGCGGGTGGAGGCAAGAAGGGCGCAGCCATTGCGGCTGCGGCTGGTCGTAAGAAGTACGGCGCGGAGGGTATGGCCAAGCTTTCCGCGAAGGGCAAGAGAGATGCTAAGCGCGGGAAGTAGCGTGCCTCAAAGATTGGCCACAGCTAGAAGAACAGCACCTAGTTTTAGGGTAGCCCAACCTCCGCTGGTATAGCTTCCCGCACCACTCACATGTACGATCCTCGTAGGTAACCGGGCGGGGTTCCTTGGGAAGATTTTCCCAGCACTTGTGCTCTATCTGATGACAACGCTTGCAGAGTGTCTCCAGATTACTAGGGTCGTCATTAGTAAAATTCTCATCCATGTGGTGCACTACGAGGAAGCGGTTACTGCCGCATCGGGCACAAGCACCTTGTAGGTGCTGCCGGTACTCCTTGAAATTACGCATACCTTTATGCTACCACAGTAAACGACGGCTAAACCAAGATAGGATGATAAGATGTCAGCAGAAGCGAAGGTTGACCGTGGCGAGGGTCGCGGATATGTCGGCACTGTCCACGGTGCCGATGGTGATCGTGGCGGTTCCGGCAAGCATCACGTGCTTCCGGAGGCTCCGCCGAAGGACGGGGCCAACACCTCTGAGGGTTTCGAGCAGGGCTCGCACAAGCTCCAGTCCCACGCCAAGCCGACCGGTGAGGCCAGTGGCCACCACCAGAAGTTCGACTAAGAGGGCTGCGCCCGATCTCACGGGCGACAACTTCGATGCCGGAGCTATTCGGCACTCTGAGCGTAGGCCCCAAACCTACGGTGGTGGTAGCAAGTACACCTCTGTGGAAGGTGACAACCACGAGGAACCCACCACAGGCTCACATATGATCTCATACCCGGCTCACGGTTAGGACAGACAATGGCACGAGACAACTACGGCAGCTATGAGGCCAAGGGTGTTCCCCTCGTGCCCATGGAGCCGGAATGGGGCAACCCGGACGAAGGCAGCGCCAAGCTTCGCCAGGTGCTCGACAACTACTACGTGGACAAGACTCACCCGGACACCTGGAAGTCTGACTCGGACCCGTCCAACCCGAACCGCCGTATCCCGAAGGGATACACCCCCGAGCTCAACCAGTACGACCCGTACTGCAACTACGACGGGTACGAGGGTGGTAACAAGACTCTCGTCAACTGGGACGAGTACAAGATTGCCGAGAGTTCGGTACTGGCTGTACCGGTCGTGTACGCGGAAGATTGCCAGACCATCGACGGACAGAACGGTAAGGAGCGCATCTGATGGCGACCGGAAGTACAGTAGTTAACCAGTTGAGCGCAACCTCGGCCCCCACTTCGGGCAATGGTGCGATCTGTGCAATCAGTTTTGGAGGCACAGCGGTTTTGCAAGCTTGCAAAACCTTCTACATTGAAGTAGATCTACTGGATCCCGCCAATACAGATACTCCCGCCAGTTTTGAAGTACAACTAGTTGGAGGTATCAACGCGATTTCCGTAAATATCGGCGCCGCGATCACCATGCCGGGGGTGTACACGATCATCGCAGACTCCCCCGTCACCTATTGGTCCGCCGACCTTGTGTCACTTTCGGGTGGCGTAAGCCCTCGTGTTGTAGTAAACGGTTTGGCGGGTGAATGAGTATGGCTCGCAAGCGCAAGGGTGTGAACTGCTCTTCGACATGTCTCACCCGGTCTCACCTGACTTTCGGCGAGTGCCTGAAGGACAAGGGCATCACTGCCATCGGGTATAAGATCAGCCGGGGTCGGGACGACCTGAACAAGACCGACCGTGAACTCAGCGCCTTTCGTGACGCTGTGAACCAAGGCGTCATGCCCGATGGCACCACCAAGCAGAAGGTGGAAGACGCCATGATCCTGTCCAACGAGGTTGGCGCCGCATACGGTGAAGACTTCATGAAGGCTACCCCGATGGGAGATATCTAATGGCCTATGGTCAGGTCGCCACTCAGCCGGTTACTCCGGCGCCTACTAGTATTATAGGTGCTTCTCTTACCGTGGCCACTGCCACGACCCTCATCACCATCCCTGCGGGTAGAACCTGGTATGGTTCCGTGGCGGCGGAATGCTCGGCCACTGCCACTTCCGCGAGTGCATACATCTCAACCGCAGGAGCCACCGCAGTACCTACGGCCGGAAACCTTCTTGGTGTAGACGCGGTTGGAGCTACTGGAGGCTTAGGTGATAGCAACGCCAATAGCCTGTCAGGCATCTATGTTTCCGCAGGATCTTCTTCGGCAACTCTCATCGCCACTATTGTGGGCACTGGTTCCGTTTCAGCGAACGGAATCCTTCTGTAATGACTCTCATCGCATCGACATTTCTTGACCTTCAGAACAGGGTCAAGCAGCTACTGTATGGCATCACCTGGAACCAGGAGCAGTTCACCTACCTGACCAACAGTATCGGTGCGGGAGACTTAACCTTTTCAGTCAACGATGCCACTGCGATCAGCCGTGGGCTGATCGAGGTTGATTCTGAGCTGATGAACGTGCAGACGTTCAACCTTCAGACGAACACCATCACGGTATTTCCCTTCGGGCGAGGGTTCTACGGGTCTGTGGCCGCCACTCACGCGGCCAACGCGTCGGTCATCAACAACGCCAAGTTCCCGAAGGTGCGAGTCCAAGAGTCCATCAACGATATCATCAATGAGGTGTACCCCACCTTGTTCGCGGTGCTCAGCACCAACCTCACCAAGAACGCGGTGCAGTACGGCTATCCGCTCCCGGCAACTGCTGATGAAATCCTCAATGTCAACTACGCAGTTATCGGCCCGTCTCAGATCGCCCCGAGCATGCGCCGTTGGCGCTTCGATCCCAATGCGGATCCTGCCGTGTTCCCCACTGGCAAGTCCGTCAACCTGCTGGAGGAAGTCACTCCTGGTCGTACTATGAGGGTGACTTACATTGGCCAGCCTTCCAATTTGGTGAACGACACGGACGGTTTCGCCGCCGTGTCCGGCCTGCCGGAGACTGCCAAGGACGCCATCGTGTACGGTGCCGCTGCCAAGCTCATGGTGGCCTACGATGCGGCCCGTCTCCAGATGGACAGCGTGGAAGCCACTGAGCGTGCTGCGGTGACGCAGCCTACCAGCGCTTCGAACACCAGCAAGTACTTCATGGCCATCTATCAGAATCGGCTGGAGCTTGAAGGCAAGAAACTCCGTGACCGCTACCCGACGTACGGAACTCAGCTTAGCTAAGGAGCTAACATGGCCGGTCCTGGGCAAGCCAGGTTCTACAGCAGCACCTTTGTTCAGACCTCTCTGGCGTCTGGCATCTCCTCTGGTGCCACCACGTTCAACGTCGGCACCACGACCGGTGCTTCTGGCACGCCGTTCGTTGTGTCTGTGGACCAGAACTCCGCATCAGAAGAGCTGATGCTGGTCACCAACGTGTCCGGTCTCACCTACACGGTAACTCGTGGCATTGGTGGAACCTCTGCGCAGTCTCACAACAACGGCGCCTCTGTGGTGCACGTCATGTACGCGCAGGACTTGACTGACGCCTCCGCCCACATCGGCGCCTTCGACGCTGTACACGGCCTCTCTAGCGGCTCCCTGGTGGTCGGTACGACCGACACCCAGACCCTCACGAACAAGTCGCTCACAAGCCCTACCCTGACGACGCCGAACATCACTACTCCGACCATCACTGGTACTACCACTGCGGGTACCATCAACAGTGCGGCACTGACTTCTTCGGCTCTGGTCACAGCCGTGGACTTCTTCCCCACAGGCTTGACTGGAGCCGGGTCGAACACCCGGTACGTAGGTGGTACATTCAATGCCGCCCCCACCTCAGGCACCTTCTCCACGGGAGACTGGGTGGTGGACAGGGCCGGACTGATCTGGATCTGCACGGCGGCAGGTACGCCGGGTACGTGGGTCTCTCTGGTCAACACGTCTGCCACGCAGACGCTCTCCAACAAGACTATCGCAGCTGGTGTTTTCACTGGCAGTGGTTCTGGCACAGGCAACATCGCCCTGGGTGGATACTTCCAAGGCCTTGAGTTCATCACGGCGGGGCTCACCGGAGCCACGGCCTCCGCCGCATTCGTGGGTGGCACTACGGGTGGCCCTCCCGTCAGCGGCACCTTCGCCTTGGGCAACTTCATCGTCGACCAGCAGGGCAACATCTGGGTGTGCATCAGTGCGGGCACCCCCGGCTCGTGGGCTCCTGTGGGAGGTGCGCAGAACATTGCTGCGGCCCCTATCTCCACAGGTACCGCCAGCACTGCGTCCTCCGGCACTACTGACACGATTGACGCGGTGCTAGGTAACTATCAGTTCTCTGCAACAGCAGGGCGCAGGTACCGGGTTGTCGCGGCCAACATGTTCGGCAACGGTAGCGTCGCTGCGGACACCTTTGCAGTTCGGGTCAGAGACTCAGCGAGCGCATCCACCCCCACCACCGCAAGCACCGCTGTTATCGACAGCGGTTGGACTTGTAACACGACCGGATCTTCTGGCCGTTCGATCATCACCATGGAAGACACTTTCGTGGCAGGTGTCAGCGGCACCCACACCTTGGCGCTGTTCACGCAACGTATTTCTGGAACAGGTGTGTTGACCGTTGTCGCCCCGCCTGGTACAGGCCTCCGCAAGCTTTGGGCTGAAGACCTCGGCATCGGATAAGGACGCCTGATGGCAAACATTCCCGGACCAATGGTCGTAAACCCGCTGTCTGGCGGGACGTTCAATGGGCCTCCCCGTCTTGGTGGGGAGACCAGCTCTGCCACGTCCGCATATGTCAAGTCCACAGTGGCCTATGACTACGCCCTGGCGGGCATTCCGTTCCTGTCTGGTGTGTCCAACCGGAACAGCTACTTCCGCCGTCGTTACACTCGTGACCTCCAGCAGATCACGAAGGCTCAGTTCGACAACGGCCAGTTCGTAGGCGAGCAGTCCTTCACTGGCTGGTGGCTGCGAAGTGGCATGTCCTTCCATGGCGGAGCTGGTATCCTATACAGCGACACTGGTCAGGACACCTCTCTGGCCATCAGGTACTACGACAGCTACGGGATCAACCCGTGGACCGTCAACCAGATGAAGCTGCTCAACACCACCAACCAGGCGCTGGCCTCAGCCAACACCAACCTCTTCATCCGAGGGATCAACGTCGGCGGAACCGACTACCTTCTGTGCGCGGATGGCACCAACCTGAAGAGGCTCACGGGCACTGCCACCAGCCTGACGTACACCGTCACTGGTATGACCGGCACGATCTCGTCCATCACAGACGATGGCACCAACTACTACGTGGCCACCACGAGTGGTGTGTACTCTGGTCCGCTGACCAACGGTGTGGCGGGTACTCTGTACTACACCACCAACGGATCCGCCAACATCACCTTGGCCTACGTCAAGGGTCGCCTCGTGGCGACACAGGACAACTACGTGTTCATTGGTCTCCCGATAAGTTCTACTCTTGCCCCGAGCGGAGGCGGAGCGAACAGCAACTTCCATCACCTCAATGCCTCGTGGGTGTGGAACTCCATCGATGATGGCCCTACAGCCATCTACTACGCCGGATCTGCCGGGGCTTTATCCCAGATCTGGTACACCTCAGTGGACAACACAGGTGCGGTACCTGCCATTACTGCTGGTGTCATCGCGGCTGAGATGCCGCGAGGCGAGATCATCAACCAGATCTACGGCTACCTACAGACGTTCGTCGGCATCGCCACGAACAAGGGCTTCCGGGTGGGTACGTACACCACCAACGGACTGATCTACGGCCAGCTCCTATGGAGCTCGGACCCCAACCTGCCCGGTTCCAGTACAGGCATCACCGCCTTCGACCGGTTCATGTTTACCGGAACCAATGCCAACATCAACGGGCAGTCTGGTCTGGTCCGTATCGACCTCGGTACCACGACCACCGGCTCCGCTCCGAACTCCAGCTATGCCTACGCCAAAGACATCTCCGCCCACGTATCAGGCAACGTGACCTCAGCAGCCACGCTGGGGAACTCACAGCTTGTGGCCGTATCCATCCTAGGCCAGGGCGTGTATGTGCAGAGCCCCACTCTGCTGGAGACCTCAGGTGCATTCGTCACTTCCCGTATCAGATACAATACCACAGAGCCGAAGTTGTTCAAGTTCCTTTCTCTGAGGTGCCCTAACGCTTTCTCTGGGTCAATTGGAATTGCTGTGTCCGACCCTACGGGGGCCACGAATACGGTGACCACCATTGACCAGAATACATTCTCCCTGAGCAATATAGGGCTACGAAACCCCACCTCTGCTCAGGAATGGATTTCCCTCACGTTCACCCTCAACCAGGGAACTACCACTGCCGGACCTACTCTCAACACCTGGCAGGTAAAGGGGTATCCGGGAACCACCCGGCAACGGCTTATCACCGTGCCATTCTTGATGTTCGACTTCGAGAAGGACAAGTTCGGACAGACGCAAGGCCAGCGGGGGGCTGCTTGGCCGATCCTTCAGCAGTTCGAGGCGTTTGCCACCGCAGGAGACATCGTGTTGTTCCAGGATCTGAATACCGGGGAGAACCTTCTGGTCATCATCAACGATGCAGAGTTCGAAATGCTTGCACCCCCCCAGCCTCAAGAGGAAGGTATTGGGGGATACCTGACCGTGTCGCTGCTAACGGTCCCATAAACTAGGGGAACTAGTGAATTCATCTGCTCTAGCCGAGTGGGCCTTGTTTGGTTTCGGGGCCATCGTCACCCTCTTGGGTGTCGTCGCCGCCAAACAAGTCCCGAAGCTGTTCAAAGGCAAATCCATTCAGAACGTGGTGGACAGTGCCAACGCCATTATCGAGATGTACGAGAAGCACGTCAGTGCTCTCGAACTCAAAGTAGATTCTCTGGAGAAAGAAGTCTCGGCTCTTACCGCCAAGCTGGACGAGACCTTGAAAGCCAACAGCGTTCTTCAGCGGATGCTAGCGGCCAGTCCGGCCATCAATCTGCCGGAGGTGAAATGAGCAGGTTCCGTTCTGAGTCTCGGTTCATGGACCCCCATGATCCTGCCAAGAGCCAGGTCCGACCTATCCTCCCGTTCTTCGTGGTGAACAGCACGGTGGATGGATCCTTGGCGGAAGCCAAGGGCCACGGGTTCTACTTCTCCTTGGACCACGAGGAAGCACTCCTCGGCCACACCAACATATCCCGACTCGGAGCTTACCGCCGTGGCTTCCGAAAGAGCGGGCCGGAAATCGGCGAAGGAAAGAATGTGAACGGATGAGTCCTATCATCTTTCCCGATGTGTCCAACTATCAGCGAGGGCTGGTTATCCAGCCAGGTACCGTCTTCGTCTGGGCCAAGGCCACGGAAGGCACCACCTACAGAGACGACACGTACCCGGGCTTCAAGGTCCAGGCTGCCAAGGTGGGTGCCGAGTTCGGAGCCTACCACTTCCTCCACTCCGGGGACGGGTCCGCTCAGGCGGACTTCGCCTTCTCGGTTGTGGGCAAGGGTGTCCCGCTGACGCTGGACGTTGAGCCCACCGGAACGAGCTACCCGACCGTCGCAGACGTGAAAGCCTTCACAGCCCGCTACAGGGCCTTGGGAGGCACCTGTGAGGTAATGTACTACCCCAAGTGGTACTGGGCCTCCCAGGGCTCTCCTAGCCTGTCTGGGCTAGGTCTTAAGCTCGTATCGTCCGGCTACCCTGCCGGGTACACAGACAACTCTGGCAACTGGGACCCGTACGGTGGGCTCACGCCCTTCCAGTGGCAGTTCTCCGACAGCTACGAGTACGGCGGCATGAGGGTGGACTTCAACGCCTTCAAGGGCACTCTCGATCAGTACCTTGTCGCCATCGGCGCCAAGACTGTGGCGCCTCCGCCTCCCGTCACACCCCCGACTACGTCCTTGGAGGACGACGACATGCAGCAGGTTGAATCCCTCAGCGTCCACCCGGACAGCTACGTCTACACTACCATGAACAAGAGCCACTTCAGGCTGGCCATCGACGGCTTCGGCAAGAACGCCACTGTGCGTGTCGTTGTGTTCGACGGCCCGTCCGCCCTGGTCTATGACGACCTGATTCTGGTCAAGGGTTTCCACGACATCGCCATCGATTCTGCCCACACCTCGCACGTCACTGTGCAGCGCATCGACTCGGGTGAGTTCCCGATCGGTGTCGGTGCCTACTAGGAGACACTATGCTGGATCGGTTTGCCAAATGGTTCGCCAGCGCTGCGGGTGTCTGGCAGACCGTATTCATCTGCCTCTCCTGGGTCGGCGTGGAGAAGGTCTTCCCGAGCTCAGACCCCAACGGGCTGGTGCTATTGTACGTGCTGACCATCTACTCGGCTGTCACTCAGCCGATATTGGCCTACTCCAACAGGCTCGACACTGAGCAAGGAGCTGCCATCCTCAAGCACCTCGGGGATGTCTTAGATCGCGTAGCCGCCATGGAAGCAGCGATCCTAGAAGACACCGAGGCGATTCAAAACACCCCTTCGAAGGAGAACTAAATGTCTGGTACCGACGATATCAACCTCACTACCACGGCTGTACTCACGGCGGCCTACACGATCACCGCACAGGACTACGTGATCTTCTACGACCCGACCAACGCGTACGTCATCACTCTTCCGGCTGCCTCGGCAGCTCTTAAGGGGCGCAACTATGTGTTCATTCAGACCGTCAGCAACGCTGGTCAGGTGACTCTCAAGTCAGCGGGTGGCACTGTCAACGGTGCCGCTGCTGGTACCGGCCAGATCGTCACGGCCTCGAAGATCGGCACGTTCGACATGTACTGTGACGGAACCAACTGGTGGGGTGGCAACAGCCCGACCACGCTTCTCTAGACAAAAGCAAGAAGACCCCCTCCCTTTCGGGAGGGGGCTATTGTGCGTTGTCAGCTCTTACGGGGCTTCGGGTCTACGGGAGCCGGGTCCTTCGTGGCCTTGTCATACGGAGTGTTCTCTGGCTGGTGGGTCGGAAGGTTCCGGATGACTTCCTTCTCTTCCTTGGAGAAGGGCTGGTCCTTGTCCTTGTCCTTGTCCTTGCTCACTTCTTCCCCTTCTCAACCTTCGGAATCTGCTGGGTCTCAGCAGTGGCGTTCGAGTACTTGGCCCAGTCCTCGCCATCCCAACCACCGGAGTGCCTGGCCTCGTAGCCAGAAGAACCGCTCGTCTTGCTGTCCTTGTTCTCGTCCTTGTGCTTCGCCATCTCTACTTCTCCTTCGGCTTCTTGTGCTGCGGCTGGTGGCGAACATACTCGTGGTCGAGCCTCGATCGCAGGTACTCCAGAGGAGTCTGGATCTTCGGCTCATCCGTAGCGGGCTTGTCCTTGTCCTTAGCCATGATACTCCTTCATGTAGTCAGCCAGCGACATGCCCTTCCCACCCCAGCAGGTAGGGAAGATCTCAATATCCGTCGGAGTTGGGATGCCAGCATACCCACTCTCCATCACGCCACGTACAAAAGTAACAACCTCTTGGAGCTCCGTCACAGGTACGTCTAATAGAATCTCGTCGTGGAACGTCATCAACAACATCTCGTCGTACCTCTCCGAGATCTTGATCAGTCGTTCCATTAGCACGTCCCGTGCCGTCCCTTGACACACACTGTTGATGGCTTTGTACAGCCGCTCCGGGTCCTGAGGGACGTACCTTCCAGATCCCAGCCGCACAATCGGCAAATGCTGCAAGTACTTGCTGTAGGCTTCGATCGCCGGAGCTGCCTTCTTCCATTGATCTCTCACCTCCGATACGGTCTTCGGGTTGGCATCAAGCCAGCCATCCTGGTACCTGGCTTGTCGAACCAGAGTGGTCACGCCCGCTGCGTACAGCGTGCCCAGGATGATCCGCTTCATCTTCTTCCGCTGCGCGGGAGTATAGTCAGGGCCGAAGGCAACCGCCGATGCGGCGGAGTACACATCATACCCACCCAGCAGATCAGGAATCAGGTTCCTCTCCTCTGCGAGGCCTACGGCCACGCGAGGCTCAATCTGGCCAAGGTCTGCGGACACGAGCACGTGTCCGGGACGGGGGACGAACACGGACCTAGCGGGGTTGCTGCTACTCACAGTCTGTACTGCGGGCTCCGTCACTGACCAGCGGCCGGTAACCGTACCTAGAGTAGAAACAGATGGGTGTACGACGTTCGAGCCGTCTACGAACCCAGTCAGGGTCGTCAGAAAGGTGGCCACGTTGTAGTTCTCGGCCACCGTCATCAGCAGCTTCAGCGGCTCGTTGTCCGGGTGGTCCTCTGCCAACTCCTCCAGAATCTTCCCTGTCAGCGACCACTGTCCTTCAGGATGCCTTTCGCTTGGCTTGGTCCTCTTGGTGAGTTTCACTCCACTCTCGATTAAGACACTGGCCCTTAGGGGAGAGCCTGCAACACAGCCATACCGGTCCAGCCATGTACTTCGAGCAGTCTCTAGGCGACCGCCCCACTCCTCCATAAGCTCCACCAACCGAGGAGATGACACCTTCATCCCTCGCATCCTCATGCGGGTGGCTATCGCCCTGATCTTGCACTCGTTCGGCCATGCCGTATGCACACCTTTCTCGTACATCATCGGCTCCAAGACCATGAACAGCTTGCGCACGTCCCGTGCATCTGCGCCAGCGTAGGCCACGAACACCGGATCGTACACGTCGATGATGCGGAAACCCTCACCGATCTGCTTCTTGGTCAGCTTGCCATCCGGCCGCTTCCCCAGAAGCTCCCTGAAACGGGCGTAGAGGGCCTTCTCAGCCTCTTCCAACCCCGGACCCACATAGAGGGATACCAGCTCCTTCAGACCGTGCGGTACGGTCTCTCCGGGCCACAGCAGCTGGGCCAGGACTTTGGTGTCCAGATTCTTGTCCGTGATGTCGATGCCGAAGTGCTGGTGGATGGAGATGCAGTCGGCCTGGTCATGGCTGATGAACTGGTTGGCTTGCTCTAAAACCTGCCCAACCACGGCAGACTGAGCAGGATCCTGTACATCAAACACGTAGGTGTGATGGCCTGTGTCCAACTGGACGGTGCGAAGACGCCAGTCTTCGTCCCAGTAGTTGAGGCTGGTGAACTCCGTGTCGAGGCCGAGAACATCGGCATTCTCAAGAAGGATCTTGAGGTAGGAATCCAGGGGGTACTCGAAGTCAGGTCCGAACATTTACCGCTCCGAAGGGAAGAGGTGAGGGTAGCCCCAAGGCTCCTGGGTTTCCACAAGCACAGCACCTCCACCGATACGGTGGAAGTCCGGGCTGTGCTCCATGTCGTACGGACCTATTGTACGATGGTACTCGACCTGCCCATCTCGTACGTAAGGAACGAAATCCGGGATCTCCCACTCCTCTTCGGTGTAGTATTTACCTGATGGCTTGAACAGGATCACGGTTGCTTTGGCCATGACATCTCCTTTCGTAGCGGTGATCGGATTCGAACCGATGATCTCTGCGTTATGAGCGCAGCGGGGACGACCGAACTCCCCTACACCGCGTTGCGGGCACCGTGCGCTCTAGGCTTGCGCCGTGCCCTCTACCTCCCTGTTCAGCCTACGTCGGAGGGTCGGCAGGAGATCCGCTAGAACGTACGGTCGTGCACGTCCACCCGGACCCAGCCTTCGAGGTGCCTACTATTGTCTTGCCACTTCACCATACGGGGTCCGCAGCCTACCCGAAGCTCATCTGACAGGGACATGTCGATGAAGTACCCCGGCTCGAACTTGGGGGCCAGTTCGGTGATGGTAGCAGTGTCCGGGATGAACAGAGCACCGTACTCAGAGGAGCTGGCTACGAGATTGTTGTCTTCGCTAAAGATACCCCTGTCCGGCTCGAAAGGTCGGTCCAATTCCACTGTGAAGGTTACTTCGTATTCCTTGGTCATAGCAGCTCCAGTTCATCTTCAGTGCACGTCCAGAAGTCGTCCTCAGGCAGGCCTGACTCCTCGGGGGCGATACGAACCTCGTATAGCGGGTGGATACCGGGCTCAGGTACGTCAATGATATCCCCAGCAACACCTCGCGGATAACCTGGGATAGACGAGTTCCCGTACTTCACAATGCAGACGCTGTCGCCGATTCGGAACGCCATCAGTAAGTCCTCTCTTCGATGCCGAAAGGCCAGGTATCTGGACTGGCCTCCACCAGAGCCACCGCAAAGGCGACGGCCCAAGTGGTGTACGCAGCCACCAAGCCCCACACTTCGTGATCTCCGACCACTACCAACTGCTGCACACACCAGGAGTCCATGAGCTTGCGGACTCGTACAGTCGGCTTGCTAGCCAAGGCTATCATGCCCAAATCGCAAACGCAAAGTGGCCGGTCAACCACACCATCGTGAGTACGAACAGGCCGATGAAGAACAGGTGGAAGAAGGACCACTGGGTGATCGGCTGGCCCTTGACCACACTGAGCATGTGCCACACGGCGGCTGACAGGGTGTTCTGGGGACGGCCTGCGGCCAACTGCCACAGCTCGTAGGTGAGGAAGGTGGTGAACCAGATGATGAACCATGCGGCCCAGAACGTCAGGGAGAAATGGCTGGGGTGATAGTTCACGGCGCCTCGATCCCGAGGTACTGGATCGGGTGGTCCTCTTCGATGGTGTCATCATTGCACGATGATGAGTCCCATAAGTTCCAGCTGGGTAAGAAGATCTCCCACACACCGGCCTGTCGGCGGTACAGGTCGCCATACTCCATCCGGTAGTACCCGTCCTTGTACTTCTCGTCGGTAGTCTCCTCCGCCCAAGGCTCCGGATCCTTCATGCGGGTGTAGTTCTGGTAGAACTGATCAGCCGGGTACTCCTCGATTTCCTCGGCAGTCCAGTGGAACACATCCTTCTGGTCATCGGCATCCCGGCGGTACCAACCAGTCACAGCAGCGGGGGCAACCTCCGTGATCACCGCATCGGCAGGAAGGTTAAGAGCTTCCCCATTACTAGCCCTTCCCCACTGGGAGACGGCACTCCTGTGCCAAAGGCTGTCCATCTCAACATCAAACTCCACGTGGTACTTTGTCACAGGGACACATCCCAACCCAGTAGGCGGTACTCTTCAAGGATCTGGGTGATCCGTGCCTTCGGCACGGCCACAGTGTACACCCGGCTCGGGAGCCGGGTGACCCGAACGAACGTAATCAAGTCCATACCTCCACCATATGGCACTGGGGGTGCCCTGTCAAGTACTTCAAGGAAGATTGTTCTCTGCGCCTTGCGGCGCAGTAGTAGGTGGTCCAGAAGAGAAATGCCCCCCTACCCCCCATGAGGTTTCATGGGAAGGTAGGAGGGAACTTCTCCCGGACCGCTTGTCCAGATGGAGTTCCTGCCCCACAGGTCACCCTGCATAGAGATAGATTCCACGGATCTGTCGAATCATGCACGTCCCTAGGTAAAGAATTCTTTACCTTACCCACCTTGACAGACCCACGGTCCGTAGGTATGGTTGTGGCATGGAAGAACTCATCCGGAAGCACATGGCCCGTGCGAAGCGGGTCGTACACGCCGAGTCGTTCAAGTGGTACATACCTGAGTGCGACCAGGAGGACATCCTCCAGAGCACGATCACCAACGTCATCCAGTACTGGAAGCCCCCGGCCATCAAAGATCCAGAGGCGTACTACCTCAGTTGCCTGCACATGCAGGCCCGGTCTGTGGTCATGCGTTTGAAGGGCTACCACAACGGGAAGAAACGACCTCAGCAGCTCAAGGCGGCCGGGGAAGAGGCTACCTCAACGGTCGGGTTGTACCAGCCGACTACCGAAGGAGATACCTTGCTCTTGGACGAGAGGATCTTGCCGACCATGCCGTCAGCTGAAGATGTCTACCTGGCCACCGTCCCCAGCAAGCGTGAGACGGCCCTCAGGGAGGCCGTAGACAGCCTGCCAGATCGTCAGCGGGTGGTTCTGACCCACCAGTTCTACGAAGAGCTCAGCGTGGCTGAGAGCGCTTCGGCTCTGGGACTCACCATCTCCGAGGTATCCTCCCTGCGGAGCAACGCCCTTCGGGCTCTGAAGAGGAAGCTCAATGCCTAAGGCTAAGAAGTTGGAGCGGTTGAGTATCAACCACGACAAGAACAAGCAGAACGTGTACGTGTTTTGGATCGACGGAGTGACCTCAGGCACCATCTCCCTGACCCCTGAAGAGGCGATCGCCATTGGCGAGGTCGGTCAGATGGCCAAGGTCTACCGAGAGGAGACGAAAGGTGCCTAAGGACTTCGTGCCACCTCATTTTTCGTACTCCTCCATGTCGAGCTGGATGCAGTGCGGCCAGCAGTACTATCTCCAGAAGATGGCCCACGTTCCGGAGCTGCCCTCCTGGTGGCTGGTGGGAGGCAGCGCGGTTCACGCGGTGACCGAGCAGTACGACCTGGAAAATTTTCCAGAAAATGGTATAGACCAATTATGGCAGGACACCTTCAACGCTGGCGTTGAGGAGCAGAAGACCCGCTTCCCCGATGTATCCAAGTGGCGCACGGCGGGGCGCAAGTCCAAGGCCAAGCCTGATGGTGAAGACTACCTGGCCTGGATGGACCTTGGTCCGCAGTTCGTGCGGAACTACATCGAGTGGCGCAAGCTGACCCAGTTCAAGATCTGGGATGAAGCTGTAGTCGGCTTCGACCAGGATACCGGCGAGGTCGAGACGACCTCTGGTGTTGAGCTCTCGCTGGAGTTCGAGATCGGTGGTTGGATGTGCCGAGGGTCCATCGACCGAGTGTTCTACGTGCCGAACTCGACGGACCTGATCGTAGTGGATATAAAGACCGGCTCTCGGATGCCGGATAATGACCTTCAGCTTGGCATGTACGCCGTGGGCATGGAGGTGCAGTACGGTGAGCGCCCCAAGTACGGGGCGTTCTACAACCCCCGCTTGAACAAGATGAGTGATCTCTTCGATATGTCGCCCTACACGGTTGACAGCCTGGCCCAGATGGGTGTACAGTTCAAGAGCGCGATCAAGAACAAGATCTTCCTTCCTCACAAGTCCGTCCTATGCGGCTACTGTAGCGTATCTGCTGGTTGCGCCGCAGTGGGCGGCAAGGATGCCCATCTTTACACTATCGAGAAGGTGTTGAATGCCTGAGATTACCTTTCGTCTGCCTGGCCGTGAGCAGTGATCCCTGAGTGGGACAGGTTCTGGGCAAAAGTTTCGGCCGAGGGTGACTGTTGGATCTGGACTGCCCAGATCACGGCTAACGGGTACGGGGCTTTTCGTTCCAAGGGTCGAGGCGCTTACGCGCATCGGGTCTCGTATGAGTTTATGGTGGCCGAGATTCCGGAGGGGCTGCATATTGATCATCTATGCAGGAACCGGAAGTGCGTCAACCCAGACCACCTAGATCCTGTGACAAAGCGAGAAAATGACCGGCGCAGGCCCCCGAAGACCCATTGCCCCAAGATGCATATGTATGACGAACAGAACACGTATTTCGATAAACTTGGCGTGAAGGTCTGTAGGGCCTGTGGCCGAGATCGTGCGCGTAAAAAGTACCGGACCCTCCACGGATTGGAAGTTTGATGCCAGACCTTACTTTTCGACTTCCTGGCAACGCTCAATATTCGTATGCAGAAGTGACGTTCTCCGCCAATGAGTTCCTGACGCTGAATCCCGGAGAGATCCGCGCGTCCCTTGAGGGAGCTCTTGCCGACCTTAACTCCGCCTTCCCGAGGAGTGCGGCGGCCCAGCCCACCCAGCTGCCACAAGCCGCCCCTGTGGCCCAGCAGCAGCCTCAGCAGGCCGCTCCGGCTCCCGCCGGACAGAACTGCGTCCACGGTCCGCGCAAGCACTCCAAGGGCACCAGTGCCCGTGGCGAGTGGCAGGCCCTGTTCTGCGCTCAGCCCAAGGGGCAGGGCCAGTGCCCCGCTGTGTGGCTGAAGGCTGGCGAGCCTAGGTGGGTCTGGGGATAGTGCTCTCTCTCGCCAAGACGTTACGCCAGGAAGGAAACCGAGGAGAGGCCCTTCCTGACCTGTTCAAGAGCTTCACGGTGAACGGTGTTCGTTTTCGGCGAGGTGGACTGCATTTGATCGCGGGCCAGCCTGGGTCCTACAAGACTCAGCTGGCCCTCGCTCTGGCAGATGCGTGGAAGTTGCCGACACTGTACTTCTCCAATGACAGTGATGAAACCACGGTGGCTTCCCGCATGATTGCCCGCAGAATGCGGGTCAACACAGAGCGAATCGAAGAGCGTATGCACCGGGAGCCCAAGTGGGCGAGTTCCCAACTGACTGACCTTGACCACATCAAATGGAACTTCAGCCCGAATCCCACCCTACCAGAGGTTGAAGAAGAGCTTCAGGCTTTCAACGAAGTCTTCGGGACCCCCCCGGTCTTGGTGGTCGTGGACGTTCTCATGAAGATGAACTACGTTGAGGACAGCGAGCACACTACCGCCATTCGAATCACAGACTACCTGGCGGGTATTGCTCGGGACTACTCCGCTTGTGTGCTCCTGGTGCATCACGCCTCCGAGGGGGTGCCGGGAAATCCGGTGCCTCCTCGTTCGGCGGTTTTGCAGAAAGTCTCGCAGTTCCCCTCGCTGATCCTGAATGTGGCCCCTATGCCGTGGACTGGGGATCTGGCTATCTGCGCCGTTAAGAACCGGCACGGAAAGCAGGACCCCTCCGGCAAAGACCACTTCATCTTGAAAGCTTATCCGGCTCAATGTACCTTTGAGGACATGCCCTGATGGCCAAATACGTGATTTCCGTGGGTGGCGCACCGCGCCGGAAGAGCAAGTACCTGCACGTGCAGGAAGGCACGAAGGTTCGGGCCGTGGCTCGATTCCTCTC